CTGCTGTTGAGCAATCAAATCCGTTTGGGACAGAAGTTAGTTTTGCAAGCAACACAGGTTTTGTGAATGTCAGTGGAGCAAGCAAAGCCGCCCCTTCGTTCAACGTAATCTTTCTAAACTTCCAACGTGCTCCATCCGTGTTTGATATCGTGTGCTATACGGGGACGGGAACTAGCTCTACCGTAACGCATAACTTGGGAGTAGCACCAGAATGGGTAATTTGCAAATCTCGTACAAGTGCTACTTATCCAGATTGGGGTTTATGGAGTGCGGGTGATGGAATAGTCAATCATGATATTACTACTTTATCATTAAACTCAACTGCGGCAGCAACTTATTTAAATGTTGGGTATTCTTCACGTTTTACAGCAACAACTTTTCGACCTGACACTGTTTACGATACAAGTGGAAATAGTAAAAATCAATCGGGGTATACCTACGTTGCCTACCTCTTTGCAACGTGCGCTGGTGTTTCCAAAGTTGGTTATTACGAAGGCACTGGAACACTAACCACAATTAACTGCGGTTTTGTTGCTGGAGCAAGATTTGTCATAATTAAAAATGTTAGTTCTACTGGCGCATGGTATGTATGGGATTCAAGCCGAGGTATGGTTTCAGGTACTGACCCATCATTACAACTAAACTCAACAGCCGCTGAATCAAACGCTGACTCTGTTTACGCCGTGACCACAGGCTTTCAATTACTTGCCTCTCCCGCTGTTGCAGTAAACACCAATGCAGCAAAATACATCTTCTTGGCAATCGCATAAGGAAACATCATGCAAATACGAACAAATGACGGGCAAGTAATGTACGAATCAGAATTTCGTGCATACACAAAAGCCAATGGTGGCCCTACATGGGATACAACAACAACTGAAGTCTTAGAGTCTTTGGGTGCTGATGTAGTCTTTGAAGGCCCACAAGCCACAGGTGGCACTGTCTACCAGACTTCAGTCTATGGCGGTATTGAGCAAGTCGATGGCAAGTGGTACACCAAATGGAATCTAGGTCCATCGTTCTTTGATACTGAAGACGCTGAAGGCAATGTCACCACTGCTGCTCAGAATGAAGCTGCTTACAAAGCCATGAAAGACGCAGAGCAAGCCAAGAGTGTTCGTGCTTCTAGGGATACCAAGTTATCTGAGACTGACTGGCGGTTTCGCAGTGATATGACACCATCACAGGCGTGGAAAGACTACTGCCAAGCCTTGCGGGATGTGCCATCTCAGGCTGGTTTTCCTTGGACTATTGAGTGGCCTGATGCACCATGAGCGAAGACACCACCACCAAGATAGCTGTGCATGAAGCTGTCTGTGCAGAGCGTTATGCGGCCATTGAGAAGTCTTTTATCAATGGCGATAAGCGCATGACGCGGATTGAGTATCTGATCTATATCGTGATTGCCTCTGTGCTGTTTGGTCCAGGCGTTGCCGGTGAGTTTGTGAAGAAGATATTGGGGCTGTAACGATGTGGACCCCATCTCAATCCTCTTTGCAGCCAATGCCTGCGTTGCCGCAATCAAAGAGGGATGCGAACTCTACAAGCAGGCCAAATCCTCATTCATGGAGGTCAAGTCCACTGTTGAAGAAGCTATTGGTGTCGCCAACGAGGTTAGAGGATTCTGGTCAAAGCTATTCGGATCAAAGCCAGAGGCCAAACAGCCTATCCAACAGACGCGCAAAAAGGAAAAGTATGTAGCAGTCAACGAAACTCAGGTGATGATTGATGTGGTTGCACAGCTCACCGAGTTTTTTAAGTTGCAAGAGAAACTGGCTGCTCACATCAGGGAAGAAGAAGAAAAGTCAAAGAACATCTACGATCCAGACGCAAACCTCATGGAGGCGGCGCTCAAGAGAGTGATGGCGCTGGATCAGATGGCAGAGCTAGAGAAGACGATCAGGGAAACCATGGTCTATCAGTCCCCACCCGAGATGGGTGCGATTTATTCAAAAACCTTTGAGATGCGAGACATCATCAAGGAAGAACAGGAGAATGCTAGGTTAAAGGAAGAGGCAAAAGAGAGGCTTAAGCAATGGCAACGGCAGGAGGCAAAAAGAGACTTCCAAGCAAAGTCAGCGTACCTCGCAGCAACTTTGATCCTCCTCCTATACCTGTGGATGTGGTTCCTGTTCGTAGGCCAATTGGGGAAGAAATCGTGGGATGGATAGCAGCGGTTGTTCTTGTCGCATTGTTGTTGCCCATGCTTGGTATGCTCTATATCGACATTTTGGAGGCCAAGCACGACACCAAAGTGCAATTGGAAAAGGTTGAAAAGTTAAGGCGGCAGATTGAGGCGCAACAGCGAAAGGATAAAAATGGTTAAGCAGCTTGAAAAGAATTCCGAATTTAACAAGTTTGATACGGATCATGATGGCGTAGTGACTGATGCTGAACTGGCACGATCAGAGCGCATGATCACCATTGAGAACATGGACAAGATGGCAGACCAGCAACGCATTATGGCGTGGGCTGCTTTGGTGTTTCCTCCTGCCATCATTGCGTATATGGCTTCCGAGCTGGTGACGCTGGAAAAGGTCAACGCATTAAATGGATTGGCTACCACCTATTGCGCCGCCATGGGTACGATTGTGGTGGCTTTCATGGCGGCACAAGCGTATGTCAGGGGCAAGGCTGAGTCATGAGTTTGTTTAATCCTTGGGTATTGCTAGGCATCCTGATGGCGGTAGTTGGTTCATTTGGTGGTGGTTATCTCAAGGGGTCAGATGATGAGCTTAATCGTCAACAACTTGAGATTGCCGCCTTGAATGCTGAAGCTAGGGTAAAGGAACAAGCTCTAATATCTGCCATTCAGACTCAATCTACCAAACTTCAAAAGGCGAATCAAGATGCAAAACTTGCTCAACAAAAGCGCAATTCTGACATTGACTCTGGTGCTTTGCGGTTGCGGCTCCCTGTCAAAGCCCCCAACTGCCCCCTACCAGCCGCCGATGATCCCCCCACTCCCACCGGAGATAGCGTTCAAGCAACAGCCGAACTTGACCGAGAGACTGCTAAATCTCTTGTCGCCATCACAGACGATGGAGACAAAGCCATCCGACAATTGAATGCTTGCATAGATGCCTATAACTCTGTTTACCAAACCTTGAAAGGAACAAAATGACTCAATTAACCGCCAATTTTTCATTGCATGAAATGTGCAAGTCTGAAACTGCTATACGCATGGGCTTTGACAACACCCCTGACGATGAGGCAACAGAGAATCTGAGACTGCTATGCGAAAAGGTCCTACAGCCTGTTCGTGACCATTACGGCAAAGGTGTAAAGGTAAATTCTGCTTATCGCAGTCCTGAGTCCAATGCAACTGTTGGCGGTTCTAAGACCAGCGATCACTGCAAGGGTATGGCGGCTGATATTGAAATACCTGGCGTTGCCAACGCCGATCTTGCTCAATTCATCATGGATAACTTGGACTACACCCAGTTAATCTTGGAGTTTTACACCCAAGGCATTCCTGATTCCGGCTGGGTTCATGTTTCCTATGACCCAAACAACCTCAAGAAGCAGGAACTCACAGCCGTCAAGGTGGCAGGCAAGACTCAGTATCTGAATGGGTTGCAGGCTTAGTAGGCGCAGACAGGTCATAAGTGAAATAATCACGCCATGGCCAACAAGAAGCAACAGCTAGAAGTACCGGCGATCCCCAGCTTGGGGTTTGCGCCGGAGGGGTATCAGCGCAACTATTTTGCTGAAATCAATGGCGCATTAAACGGCTACTTCAGAAGCCTGATTAGCACGTTGGGTGCGCTGTTTGGCATTCGTGGCGGTAAGTTCATGAATAACCCCTATGGGGCTTTTCAAGACTCAACAGACCAAGTTGCAGGCAACACTACCACGGCCTATCCTGTCACATTCAACACCACAGACTTCAGCAATGGCGTGACAATAGCAAGCGGATCTAGGATCACTGTGGCCGATAGCGGAATATGGAACTTGCAGTTTTCCATTCAGTTTACAAACACAACAAACGCATCGCAAGATGTGGATATTTGGTTTAGGGTCAATGGAACAAATGCGGCAAACTCAAACAGTAGATTTGGATTTGCACCACGAAAGGGCGTTGGCGATCCATTCCACACAATTGCGGCGCTGAATTATTTCTTGAGCTTAAATGTAAATGATTACGTTGAAATCATGTGGAGGACATCAGATGTGGGCGTGACGATTGAACAGTACGCTGCCAGCTCTAGCCCTACACGGCCAGCAGTGCCATCAGCCATTGCCACTTTGTCTTTTGTCTCAAACTTACCGACAATATAGCCATCATGTATATACCAGTTAAATTTCCACCAGGCATTTACCGCAACGGCACAGAATACCAATCCACTGGTAGATGGCACGATGCCAACCTAGTGCGCTGGTACGAAAACACAATACGACCTGTCAACGGCTGGCGTTCAAAGTCAGCATCAACTGTCACCGGAGCTTGTCGTGCCATCATCACTTGGCGTGACAATTCTGCCAATTCTTACATTGGGCTTGGCACTCACTCCAAACTGTATGTAATGAATGTTTTGGGCGTTTTAAAGGACATTACACCCACTGGATTTACAACTGGCTACATTGATGCCACCAGCACCACCGGCTACGGCAAAAACCTCTATGGCTATTATGCTTATGGCGTACCTAGACCAGATACTGGAACAGACAATGTAGCTACAACTTGGAGTTTGGACACTTGGGGCGAGTACTTAGTTGGCTGTTCTGATTACGATGGCAAGATTTACGAGTGGCAGTTAGGCTTTACAACGCCAACAAAAGCGGCAGTTATCACCAACGCGCCAACCAGCAACAAGGCTATATTGGTGACTGCCGAGAGGATTCTTTTTGCGCTTGGCGCCGGTGGCAACCCTCGCAAGGTGCAGTGGTGCGATCAGGAAAACAATACGCTTTGGACGCCTGCCGCTGACAACCTTGCTGGTGACTATGACCTAACGACAGGTGGCAGTCTGATGGCTGGCAAGAGGGTCAAGGGCATCAACTTGCTGTTTACCGACGTAGATGTGCATACAGCTCAATACATTGGTGCGCCATTCGTTTATGGCTTTGAGAAAGCAGGCTCTGGTTGCGGTTTGATCTCTACTCAATCAGTGGCGGCTATTGATACGGCGGCGATCTGGATGAGCAAGTCAGGATTCTTTATATATGACGGCTACGTCAAGCCATTGCAGTGCGATGTGTCTGACTATGTTTTCAGCAATATCAACCTAGATCAGCGATCAAAGGTGACTGCTGTTCACAACAGCAAGTTTGGCGAGATTTGGTGGTTCTACCCCAGCAATGCAGGCATTGAGAATGATTCGTATGTAATCTATAACTACCGCGAAAACCATTGGAACATTGGGACGTTGTCTCGGTTGGCAGGCACTGACGCTGGCGTGTTTACGCTTCCCTTGATGGTTGATGCGGCTGGCGAAGTCAACGAGCATGAGGTGGGCTTTGACTACGATGGCGCAACACTGTTTGCCGAGTCTGGACCCTTAGAAATTGGCAACGGCGACAACGTGATGAGTGTGCGTCAGGTAATTCCTGATGAGCAAACGCTGGGTGAGGCGCAAGTGTCTTTCAAGACTAGACTCTACCCTACAGGTACAGAGTCAACCTATGGACCATATACGGCGGCTAACCCCACCAGCGTGAGGTTTTCAGGGCGGCAAGTCAATATGGTGGTGACAGGTGATGTGTTGGCAGATTGGCGCATTGGCGTGATGAGACTAGACATTGTTGCCATGGGTAAGAGATAAAATTCAAGGTATTAAGGGGATAAAAAATGTTTGATATGCTGACTGGTCAATATAAAAATCTAGCGTCAAAGGGTAGATATGGTGACACCATGCTTGCCCACATCAACCCCGAAGAGGCGGCATTATTAAAGTCTATGGGCGGTGCTGGGACTATTAACCCTCAAACTGGTTTGCGTGAGTTTTTTGATGTAAATTTTTTAAAGCAATTTTTGCCTGAGCCCGAGCCACTGCCTGTTTTGGCGCAAGTCTTTCAACCTAACGAGGTTAAAGAAGTTGCTAGTCAATTACAAAAAGTTACTGTTCCACAGCAAGGTTTTGGTTTAGGTATTAGACCAGCGTACGAAACAATTGACCCAGAATTAAATAAATATGCAGATAAACAATATGGCGGCATGGGCGCTGTCAATGTTACAGGCTACACAGTACCGACCGATTTAAAATTTCAGGGTAAACCACTTGAAGCAAAGTACGACCCCAAGGGTAACTTTGTTAATATGCAACTTGCTGGTGGCGAGGTTTTAATTCCTGACCCAAACCAACCAAACATAGCCGCATCACCAAAATTTAATAAGAGTGGTGGAATCATTGACTATGGAGTCTTTGATGCAAGTCAGCAGGATAGTGGTGGCTTTGGTGACTTTATCGGTGGGCTTGTAGAAGACTTTGCCCCGATGATCATAGCTGGGTTGACTGGTTATGCTCTTAATCCTGCCACTGGTTTACTAGGTACTGCTGGCGCAGCGGCAGGCGGCGGTGCTGCCGCACTTAGCCCCTATGCGGCGCAGGCCGCTGGTGCTTACACTGGCAGTGCGGCGGCTGCGGCTGGGGCTGCCGCAGGAAACCTTGGGGCAATTCAAGCGGCAAGTGCGGCTCAGAATGCATTGACGCAAGCGGCACTGAATAATACTGGCATAACTTTTGGTCAGGGCGTAACACCCACTAGTCCACCTACTCCTAGTACACCTACTCCAACGCCTACTCCTCCAACGCCATCTGGTAGTGGTAGCCCTATGTCTGGTGTAACGCCACCTCCTGTTGTACCTCCTACTGTTACGCCACCTCCTGTTATTCCTCCGACTACCACTAGCAGCATTTTTAGCGGTGGTGTTCCTGGCTTGATAGATGCAGCAATTAAAAATCCATCAATTACAGGTGCAGTGCTTGGCGCAGTGACAAGTGCTATTGACTCTGCCAATGCGCCTACATCACAAACCTCCACTACAAGCATTGACCCTCAGATCAAGGCAGAGTATTTGGCTAACCTTGAGAGAGCTAAGACAACAGCGGCAGGATTAGAGGCAAGACAGATTGCACAGCCTGGTCAGTTGTACACCGATGCAGAAAGCAAGCTCTACAACCTCGGCATGACACCATTTGGCGCTGAAGATATTGCAAAGTTCTATAACCCTTACCAAGAGCAAGTGGTGCAAGGTGCGTTGGGCGACATTGAGCGTACACGCTTGATGCAAGAGCAAGCCAACAGGGATCAGGCAACAAGGGCTAGAGCCTTTGGCGGTTCACGCCAAGGTGTAGTCACTGGCATGACCAACGAGGCGGCAATGCGCCAAGCGGCAACCACTGGCGCACAGTTGCGCTCTGCTGGATTCACTCAGGCCGCAAACCTTGGACTGCAAGCGCGTCCCATGGACATTGCAGGATTACAGACTTCATTGGGTCTTGGCACTACACGCACTGCGCTGGAGCAGGCAAGACTTGATGCGTTGCGTAACCTTGGCACAGAGCGTTTGGGCATCACTAGCGGCGCATTGGGCTTACAGCCTGCGAATGTTGGACAAACATCATCACAGCCTCTGTACAACAACACTGCCGGTAGTTTGCTCTCAGGTGGACTGACTGGTGCTTATATCGGATCATTGCTTGGAAAGGCATAAATCATGGCGACATACGAAGAAAACCTAGCGCAGATGAGTCAGCCTTATGACTTTGCACCACTTCCCATCAGAGGTGGTGGACAGGGTCGAGCATTCTCAGGCTTACTCGGTGACATCTTTGGCGGTGGAGGTGGAGCTACTGGCTTGGAAGAGTATTTGACGCCAGCACAGACTGAGCAGATGAATCGTCAGGCTCTGTTGCAAGCGGCTATTGCCGCATCACAGGCAAGCGCACCCAGCACCACACCTCGCTCTTTCATGCAGATACTTGGCGCAGGACTCGCTGGTGGTCAGCAGGGCTATCAGCAGGCGCAGCAGGGGGCTGTACAACAGTTGATGGTTAAGATGAAGATCGATGAGGCAAAACGAGCCCAGCAAGCTCAACAGGCTTATCAAAATCTTCTGATGGGTCAGCCTACAGTTGGCGCGGAGATCACGCCACAGCAGGCCATATCAGCGCCTGGCATGGCACTCGGTCCAACAATGGAACGTGCCGCCATGATCGGTCAGCCTGCGCCTAGCGTTGCACCTAGTGGGATGTCAAATTTGACACGCGAACAGCGTTTGATGCTTTCTGCATTGCCTGCTGAAAAGGGCATACCTGAGATGCTGAAGCTGACTCAACCAACAGAAAAAGCAAAGTTGCTGGCTGAACTTGGTATGCAACCAACTTTGGCAAACTTGCGTCTGCTTGATAAGCCAGAGGCTGATCCTGAGAAGATCAGGTATTTAAATGCATTGAATCTGCCCATCACACTTGAGAATTTTAGAAAACTTGATAAGCCAGAGGCTTTACCAAGTGAAATCCAAATTCTTCAAGCGACAAATACACCAGTCACATTTGAGAATGTGCAAGCATTGCGTAGATCATCTGCCACTAATGTTGCAGTTACACAAAATGCAGAGAAAAAAGGTGTTGAACTTGCTACCACTCAGGCAATGAAAAACCTTGATGAATCACGCATGATGGCTCAATCTGCCAATGCAACACTTTCAAATATTGATCGAATATTGCCTGCACTTGATACGGCAATTGTTGGACCAGCAGCAGATACAAGAACAACTCTGCTAAGAATTGGAAAGCAATTGAATATTGGTGGAGCTAATGCAGATCAAATTCTAAGAAATACCGCTACTGTTGTACAAGGACTTGCACAGCAAGAACTTGATGCGGCATCGCAGATGCGTGGACAAGGCGCATTGACAGAGGGCGAAAGAGCAATTTTGCGCCGAGCTGCTGGTGGAGATCAAAGCCTAACATCAGGAGAGTTGCAACAAGGTCTTATGGCGGCACAACGCTCTGCAAGGGCGCGACTTGCATCACATCAGGATTTATTGACTAAGGCTACAACAGCAATTCCAAGTCTTTCCACCATTGCACCAATGTATGAAGTGCAACCATATGGCGCACCAGCGCCAAATACACTGCAAAATGCTATCCAGAAAGAGCTTGATAGACGCCGCAGTTCAGGAGGACCACGATGAGCGATGGACTAGGTCAGTTTAGTTATGACGAGTTGGAGGCCATCCAAAAGGGTGACTTCTCTAAATTATCAACTGAAAAACTTGAGGCATTAAAGCAAGTCGCTGGTGGATTGCCTACTCAAGAGCAAGCGCCAGTGCAAACAGCGCCAATTCCTGTTTCTATACAACCTCCAGCGCCTACGCAGCGTTTACGCGCTATTGCCCAAGGAGCTACCCTTACTGGTGCTGATGAGGCCGAGGCTTATCTAAGGTCAATGGCTGGCGAAGATTATGAGTCAGCATTAGCTGACATCAGATCAAAGACAAAGGCTTATCAACAGCAAGCACCATTAGAGTCACTTGGATATGAGGGTTTGGGTGGTTTGCTTGCAACTGGAGCAGTCACATTAGGAACTGGTGGTACGGCTGCGCCTGCAACCATACCGCAAGCAGCAATGTCAATTGCGCCTGTTATCAGAGGATTGGCCGCAACATCTGCTCTTGGTGGCTTATATGGCGGCACGACAGGTTTCTTATCTGGTGAGGGTGATATCTATGACCGCGCATCAAAAGTGCCAGGTGGCGTTGCAACAGGCGCTATCGTTGCACCAGCAGTAAAAGGCCTGATTACTGGTGGTGGGATGCTTGTTGACAAGGTTACAGACTTTGCACGCCGTCTTGCTGGTGGCCGAGGTGCAAAGGTAGTTGAGACTGAATTACAGCGTTTGGCTGGAGACACTGGACTCACCACAGATGAGATCATTGATCGGATTGCTCGCGGTGAGATCATGGCAGAGAACGCCACGCTAGCGTCGGCTGTACGACTTTTATATTCTCAAGGCGGTAAGGCATCAACGACACTGATGTCATCCCTTACACGCAGACCCGAAGAGTTACGCACTTCAGTGCTGACAGATATGCAAAAAACATTGGCCGGTCAAGAGGGTAATGTCTTAAAGCAATTTAAATTGAACGACAAGGAGTTGAAGCAGCTTGAAACAGAGGCGTACAAAGATGCTTTTGGAACTGGTGGAGTTATTGACTCAACATTACTGCAAAGTGTGACTGATGCGCTCAAGCGTTCACCATCAGCAGTAAAAGACATCAATGACATCTATGTCGCACAGACAGGCAAAAAGCCATTCTTCTCATTTGATAAAACAGGCAACATCAATTTCAACCGCACACCAACCTTGGAAGATGCTGAAGTCATTCGCCGTGGCATTCAGACATCAGTAGATCAGGCATATCAAAGTGGCCGTGGTGGTGTTGGAGGCGCTCTTAAAGATGTTGAACTGGCATTGCGTGATGCAATAGACACATCATCTAAAAAACTTGGTGATGCACGTTTACAGGCGGCAGTAAGACGCACTGCAAAGGATGCATTCGATGATGGCCGCAAGGTGTTTGGCAAGACTGCTGACGAGGTTTCAATACTTGTTGAGGAGTTGTCGCAAAAGCCTGGCGCATTGTCAGCATTCCGCGCAGGCACAATGGATGCCATTCGCAACAAAATGACAACTGGCACACGCACATCAATGATGGCAAATCTCGCAAATGAGAACTCCAAAGAGGGTTTGATCTTGCGGACAATTTACCCTGGCGATGAATTAGCTGGCATCTTGCAACGCATCAATACAGCAGCTCAGTCGCAAGCAGCTAAGAGCTACATCATTGGTGGTTCTGCAACTGCTCCGACTCTGTTGCAGGCTGCTCGACAAGGATCAAATATATCTGCCGAAGAAATTGCAAATGTGATGACGGCCAACCCAATAACTATGGCTACATCAGCAGCTAATATTCTGAAAAAGGTTGCCTTTGAAAAGAATAAAAACTTGACTGATTCACAGCGCGACATGGTTGCCAAGATACTTGTATCGGAAAACCCTGACTTGGTTCGCCGAGCCTTAGTGGATCAAAGTGCTTTTGCGTTATTGCAGCAAAAGATTAACGACTTCTCACGCTTTGCTGGTAAGACTGTTCCTTACAGTTTGACTGGTATTGCGGCAGGAAGAGTGCCAGGCGCATTCCAGCAAGGCCAATAAATCATGGCAACAAGTTACCAAGACCCATTTGGCGCAGCAGACTACTCGGCAGAGGGTACTCGCGGGTTATTGGACTTCTTGCGCAATGAGTATCCAAGAATCTATGGTGCTGGCGCCGGTTTATTGCAAAGCACACCATATGACATTGCCGATCAGTACAGCGTATTTGACCCAAAAAGGCAAGCCGCATTTAATGCCGCACAAGTAGCGTTCCCTGTAGGCTTGGCGGCAGAAGTCATACCTGGAGTGCGGTCCTTGAAGCAGCCAGCAATGCAACTTGGTAGAGCTGGTGAGAGACTTGCAGAGCGGGTTGTTCCACAAGTGATGGAGCGTGGTGGATTTGGTGCTGGATTGCTTGACGCTTTTGCACCGCAGCCAGCAGCCATGGCCGAGAAAGTTGGAAAAGTAAAAGCCATTGATGTATTGTTTCCAAATAGGACGCAAGCGTCATTAACGTCAGCAGAAAAATCTGCACTTACAAAATACAAAAAGGCGCTTGATGTGCCTGCCGTCATGCGTAGAGAGCGACTGGCACTTGAAGGCGGTGGAAATATAGTAGAGCCAACGCCAGGTGAAAAATTCAGAGAAGGACTTGGCATTGAGCCTACATATTTGATGGACAAATATGTTGTTCCTGTATCGTCTGATTGGTCTGGTGGTGGAGAGACAATTAAACAAGCCGCTGGTGTTCCATTAGCAAGACCAGTAAAAAAACAAGCAGGGACAAGATATGGCTTGCTTGAACAGAACATAGAAGAGGACGTTGGCTGGGCATCAATGCCTGGCGCTGCAAGTTCAAAAACAAATAACTTAAACGAATATGCTGATCTTGGAGACACTGTTGGTGTTTCATCTTTGCTTGGACCAGACAGTTCAAACTTTTCGCATCATATTGCTCAAGGATTGATTGGTCAATTGCCTGTTTTAAGGCCATCAAAAGACGCAACAAAATTATTAGACACAACAATTCAAAATAAAATTGTTCCCAAAAAATTAAAAGATGGAACAATAATTAAAACGCAACCATTTAAAAACTTTCCTGGTGTTGGTAGCGAGAATATTTATGACATCATGGCTCAAGGCACAAAAGAATACAGTGCTGGAGACATACGCAAAGCAATTGCGGAAGAGATGTCAAAGGCTGAGTTTAGAGATTTGGGCTTTCCAAAATGGGATACCTTTACAAACTTAGTGAATGACCCAAGCGCATACACAGGTGCATCTGGCGGCGTAATGTTTAAAGCAAAACCAAAAGGCACAATACTTACGCCAACATATCAACATGGCTCATATACAGCAGGAATTCCAACTGAAGGTGTACTTGGTGGATTCAAGAATGCCGCCGGTGAAATAGTTACAGTTCCAGACTACAAGATTTTTAGAAAAACATTTGATCGTTTGCGAAAGCAAGGCAAGACAGATGCAAACATTAGAACTTCAATTTTGAAAGCGCGTCATGGTGAGCAAGTAGACCAACAAACTATTGATGGCTTGTTGCAGTATCTTGGGTATATTCCTTGATGAAATTTAACTGATGTTGAAATTCTTCAATTAGTTCATTTAATGTATTGATTTGGTCATCTCTTGACAGGCTATGAAAAGACTCTTTCAGCAGCAAGTATGTTGAATTTGTCTTTGAATTTAGACCACAGTACGCAACAATTTTCCTCATCATTTATCTCCAAACAGCGCAGCCACCAGCGGATCGCGCTTAATCTTCCACTTCTTTGCTCTTTCACGCGCCATACGAAAGGCGTGATCGTCTAAGGACTCCTTGGCTCGCCAGCGTTTGAGTCTCTCCTGCGCCGTCATAGGTTTGGGTTTGGCGGCATCACTGCCAATGCCATACCTGTACACCGCCACCCAAACATCGTCTGATCTGCGCCATTCCTGTATATGTACGACACCTTGCAAGCGCAGTCTGTTGATCAGTATTTGCGCCGACCGCTCTGTGCAGTACACCTTGGCGGACACCTCGGGTGCTGTGCAGCCAACGCGTTGAAGCAGATCGACAATGCGCGGCAGCCTAATAGACTTCATTTATTGCTCAACTTCCTCATGCTGCATTAATCTATCTTCCAAGCGTTTGATGCGCTTTTCGTTGTACTGGACCACGCTCACGGCGTACTCCACACCTGACTCAGCCTCAAGTTTACGCAACTGCGCCTCGCGCATTTCCTTGAGGATGACCTCGCGGATCGTCCTTGGCTTGACCAAGTCCTTGAGGTATTTCACTGTTAACTCTTTCCAGTTCATAAATTTCTCTCTTTGAGTCTAGCTTCAATGTCTCGGACCATAGCAAACAAAGTTGATGGACCGCAGCCACACTGGAAATCTTCCCAATCCCAATAGAGTTCAACCTCCTCATCCGTCAGCCCAACCCATGTGCGCTGTGGTGATTGTGTGTGATTGGGCAACTCCAATACTTCATTGATGCTTCGTGCCTGTAGTTTCTGCATTGACTTACTCAAACCACGAAACAAGTTGTCACGC